GTTAATTTTAGAAAGTCTTTAACACCAGGAATAAAAAATAAAGTTAGTAAGGAAGATCAAACTAAAGCGTTAGAACTATTAGGCAGAGATAAGGGTAGTGGATTGTTTGGAGCATTTAATATTACTGATTTAAGAGATGCCACAGTATTAATAAATGACCTAATAGTAAAACAGCAAAAGTTAATTAATGAAAAAGATGCAGAGTCAGAGGCAGAGAACATGATAAAGAAAATACAGGAATCAAGAATAAAAAATATTGATGAAGAAATTGCTTTGTTAGAACGAACTCGCACCATGTCATCTGAGGAGTTTGAGATTGAACAGCAGATAATGGAAATGAAAAAAGACGGAGCGATTAAAGATGAAAACGCTATTAGAAGCAAACTACAAAAAGTTCAGTTGTTAGAGAAGGAAAGACAATTAGCACAAGAAGCAGCAGAAGCATTTAAACAAATGGGACAAACAATAGCCACCGATATAGCAGACGGCATACAGGGTATGATCCGTGGAACGTCCACCTTAAACGATGTCCTCAGTAATGTACTTAATAAACTTATAGACGCATCATTTAATATGGCTTTCTTCGGTAATATGCAGGGATCACTCGGAGGCGGTGGAGGATTATTTGGTTCAGTTCTTGGATTGTTTGGTGGATTATTTAGTGGAGGTAAACCAGTAAATGACATACAAAATAAAATAGTAACAGCAGCAGATGGAGGTCGTATTCCAGGAAGAAGAGCTTCAATTGTCGGAGAACGTGGGCCAGAATTATTTACACCTGGAGTATCAGGAATGATTACACCAAATCATGCTCTTGGCGGATCAACTAATGTTGTAGTAAATGTAGATGCCTCTGGTTCTTCTGTTGAAGGGGATCCAACAGAAGCAGCACAACTTGGTCGTGTAATATCAGAGGCTATACAATTAGAATTAATAAAACAACAAAGGGCTGGAGGACTTTTATATAGATAATGAGTCAATCTTTTCCTACAGATTCACAAGGCAATGATTTTGTGCCAAAATACTCTTTCACCAAAACAAACGCACCAAAAACTCGTGTCGTATCTTTTGGAGATGGGTTTGAACAGCGTATAACTTTTGGCATAAATCAAAATCCAAAAACTTTTAATTTAACTTTTGACGTAAGTAAAACAGACTCAGATACTATAGAAACATTTTTAGATCTTAGAGCAGTAGACGGAGCAAGTTTTACTTATACTGTTCCTGGTGAATCTTCCATGTCTTTCGTTTGTCTTCAATGGAATAAACAGATACCTTACTTGAATAGATCCACTATTACTGCAACTTTTAGACAAGTATTTGAACCATAATGCCAATACCAACCTCAGAATTACAAAAAATTAACCCGAGTGCTGTTATTGAGTTGTTTGTATTACAACTTAATACAAACTTACATGGAACAAATACTGGTATTCCGACAGCTAACAGCGAAACTAATATTTTTAGATTTCATAATGGCACAGATGCAGTTACCACAGGTGTAAATGCCTTTAATGAAATTCATTGGAACGGTAAAGTTTATGCAAGATTACCAATCCAAGCCTCTGGATTTGAAAAAGGTGGTACACAAAATGCAAGACCGACTTTGACGGTAAGTAATTTGTTTGGGACTTTTTCAACAATTCTTGCAAATGTAAATACAACTACTAATGGAAATGATTTAACAGGTGCTACTCTCACAAGAATACGTACATTGCTTCGGTATTTACCAAATGATAATTTTACTGGTAATAATCCATATGGAACACCTGATAACACACAAGAATTTCCTCAAGATATTTTTTCTGTTAACAGAAAGTCATTAGAAAGTAGAAATATCTGTCAATTTGAACTTGCAAATAGTATTGATCAGCAAGGCATAAAATTACCAAAAAGACGATTTTTACCTGATGAGTTCAAAGGTATAGGGGAGTTTTTTAGTTAATGGATTGGCAAGTTAAAGCTCTAGCACACGCAAAAGAAAATTATCCTAATGAATCTTGTGGTCTTTTAATAAATTTCAAGGGAAAACAACTTTATCAAAAGTGCAAAAATATTAGTAATTTTGCTGACGATCAATTTATTTTAGACCCTCTTGATTGGGCCGCTGCGGAGGATAAATATGGTTTTGACAATATACAAGGCATAGTACATTCACACCCTCACACAGAGCCAATACCTAGTCCTCAAGATCATGTTATGGCTGCAAGGATAGGTAAAAAGTGGTGGATAGTAAATCCTATAACAGAAAAATGGAATAGTTTTACACCAAAAGAATATAAAGAAAGTTTGATCGGTAGACCGTGGATTTGGAATGTGACGGATTGCTGGTCCTTAGTAAGGGAGTATTTTCAGGCTGAATTAAATATTGTTCTTAAAGATTATAAAAGGCCAGATGATCCAGATGAATTTATCTCAAACCCTTTATTTGAAAAATATTTTAATGACTGCGGTTTTGTTGAAATAAGCAATATTAATGATTTAAAAAAACATGATGCAATTTTAATGAATGTTTGTGGATCTGGTCTCAATCATGTAGGGGTCTATGTTGGTGATAACGAAATTTTACATCACATGCAAGGAAGGCTATCATGTAGACAAGATTACACTGGCTGGTTTCGCAAATGTACAGGGAGGATAGTTAGATATGCAAACTTGTATTCGTGAAGTAAAACTTTATGGTGATTTGGCAAAGTTTGTCGGTACAAAATCTCTTAGTGGTGATATAAAAACAGCAGCCGACTCAATAAAATTTTTAGTTGGAAATTTTCCAGAATTACAAAGTCATATGTCTCAGAAATATTACAAAGTTATTGTTGAAGATAAACCTATAACTATTGAAGAATTACACTATCCAGCAGGGAAAGCACCTATAAAAATTATTCCTGTAGTTTCTGGTGAAGGTGGCCGTGGATTAGGTCAGATTCTGTTGGGAGCATTATTAATTGGTGGAGCTTTTTTATTTTCCCCTTTAACTTTTGCTAATTTTGGAAGTACAGCAATAGGTTTTGGTTCTGCTGCTGGTATTGCAAAAGGAGTTGCATTTATTGGTGTTGCATTAGTTTTGAATGGCGTTGATACATTACTAACACCAGTTCAAACATTATCAGATCAAGAGTCAGATCCAGAAAGCTTTGCTTTTACCTCCCCTGCAAATGTTAGTCGAGCAGGTATTCCAATCCCTGTGATATATGGTCGTAGAGTGATCGGATCGGCAGTCATTTCAGCTGGTATTGATATTGCGGAGGGATAAATGAATAATAAAGAATTTATTGTTATTGGTTCTGGTGGTGGTGGTGGAAAAGGAGGTGGAAAAACACCAACCACTGCTGATGATAATTTAAATAGCGTTGCAAAAGTAAATATTCTTGATGCACTAGGAGAAGGTGAAATTGAAGGATTTAATACTGCTAGAGAAGAGGGACATACACAAGGTTCAGCAGCCTATAACAATGCCATGCTTAAAGATATATTTTTAGATGATACACCGATATTAAGAAAAGATGCACATAGTCCTTTGCCAGCAGCTACAGATTTAAATTTTAACGGTGTTTCTGTTGCCGAAAGGCGTGGACTTGGTTCACAACCTCTTATTACTGGTTTTGGTGGGACATCAACTGAAATATCAGTTGGTCATGTATTCGACCAAACAAATGAAACAGCAACAAGAAGTTTCACAGATACAGGTGTAAATCAAGTTAGAGTAACAATTAATATTCCGCAATTACAAGTATTTGAAGATGATGGAGATATAGTTGGTTCGTCTGTTAATTTTTTAATAGATATTAAAACGGATAGTAATGCTCACCCGACTAATTTAACAGCAGAAAACGCAACAAAAAATGTAACTATAGAGGGTCGTACGGGTGATCTTTATCAAAAAGATTTTCTTTTCGATTTACCAGCTTATAGTTCCAGTGTAAGTATAAGAGTCAAAAGATTGACTGTTACCCCACCAACAAAAACAGCCAATTCATTTACATGGTTCTCATTTACTAGAATTGTTTTAGACAATAATACTTATGACAACACTGCATTAATTGGAATTTCAGCAGATGCTACAAGCTTTAGTAATATCCCAAGACGTAATTATTTTGTAAGAGGTTTAAAAACAAAAATTCCAAATACAAATGTTGTTAGTTCTGTAAGTCAAACTGGAAAAAATGCTGGAAGAATAATTTATAACTCAAATGTTTGGGACGGTACATTTCAGGCAGCAACTTGGAATACTTGTCCAGCGTGGGCGTTATACGATTTACTTACAGATACTCGCTATGGGCTATCCATACCAGAATCCGCTTTAGATAAATATTCATTTTTTGCTATCAGCAAATATAACAATGAGTTAGTAAGCGATAGAAGAGTGTCTTCAGGAAATATGACAGGAACTTGGGCGCAAAATGCTAATGATTTTTTTGCAACTATTACTACTGCTTCAGCTCATAATTTACAGACAGATGACTTTGTTACAATGACATTTTCAAATGGTCAAGTAAATGGCAATCCAGCAAATCAGTCGTACAGAGTTGAATTAATAAATTCAACAAGTTTTAAAATTATTAATATAACCGTTGCACCAACTACTAATTTAAGCGGTGCTTGTTCTTTTTTAAGAGAAGGAAATGAGGTCAGGTTTGCTTTAAATTGTTTAATTAACAAATCATATGAGGCTTATGATTTAATAAATTTAATTTGCTCCAATATGCGTGTTCAACCATTTTGGAGTGCTGGTCAGCTAATTTTAATT